CGTCTCGCCCTCCTTGACCTGGAGAATCTTGCGGGCCTGCACCCCGATGGATGCCTGCCAGGGGAACCCCTCGTCGGCGTGGGCCAACGTCTCGCGGCCAAAGCGCGAGGCCTTGGAAAATGTGCCGAAGACGAAAAACCCGCTGTCGTCCGTGCTCGATGTGTCGATGGTCCCGACGATCTGGTCCGAGCGGTGGTTGAGCAGGGCCGGGATCTTGGCCTTGGACATGGAGACGCCAGCCAGGTCGATGACGAACTTGCCGTACCAGCCGAGGTCGATCACCTTGCCCGTGTGGGCCAACACCTGGAACCGCCTCGGCCCGTCCTCGCCGGAGCCAGCCGCCAGCTCCACCAGCTCCACGTCGCCGCTGAGCGTCAACTTGCGCTCGTCCACCAGGGCCGTCAGCTTGGCCTGGTTCCACGCGGCCGCACACACGGCCAGCGCCTGGGCCTCGTCGCCGCCAACCTCGGCGGCGCAGCGCTTGAAAAATTCCTGCTTGCCTTCGCCCGCTGCGGGCCTGCTCGTCTTTTTACGCGGCATCTGCTGCCTCCTCGCGTTTTTCCAGGGCATGGACCACCGCCTTGACGATCATGTCCGTGGCCGCGCTCAGGGACTCGGCGTCGCCGCCAAGCCCGGCCGCCACGAGCAGGTCGAGCTCCTCGCGCCGCTTGGCCGTGATCTCCTCGAAGTCCAGGCCACGGTCGGCGCACAGTTTGGTCAGGGTGGTCAGCCCCATCTCGTATTCGATTTTCGCCGCCTGGGCGTCGTTGCGCGGGTCGACCCACGGCCATCCGGGGTTGAGCCAGTCCGTCTCCACGTCGACGCCAGCCAGCGCCATGAACCCGCCCAGCTCGACCATGCCCAGCCACCGCTCGACAATGGGATCGTTGTGCTCGCGGTTGAGGATCGCCTGCTGGCGGCGGAATCCGCGCTGCTGGGCGCGCTCGCCCGCCCGGCCGCCGGAGTATGTCGTCTCGGTCAGGTCGCCGGTAAACGTCTCGTAGCTCGTGCCCATGCCGGTGCTTGCGCCGCGAAGCTGGCTCTTGACCCACGCCTCGTAGTTTGATCCGGGCCGGTCGAACCCGGCGGCGTTGACCTTGGAGCCCAGCGGCATGGAGACGACCTGCCCGGCCTCGATGAAATCGCCGGGCTTGATCTGCGCGTCGGCCGACGCTGGCGTCTCGGGGTTGAGCCCAACGCCGCCAAGCGGGGTTTCCAAGTCGGAAAACGGTGTCTCGATGAAGAACCCGAAGGCCGAGAGCAGACGCATGGCGGTCTGCTCAGAGTCCTGATACTCGTCGAAATTGCGCATGTGCATGATGATGGACGCCAGCCAGGATATGCCCCGGCTCTGCGAGATCCGCTTGCGCGCAAAGACGTGCTCGACGTACTTGGCGTCGATCCTGCGCGAGTCGGCCATGGCGCGGTAGCTCCCGGTATCGCCGGGATGCTGGGGGAAGACGTGATAGGCGACCACCTCGCCGCCCGGGGTGTACTCGATGCCCCGCCGGGCCACGTTGCCGCCCGCCAGAGAACCGTGGACGGAGCTGTCCAGATGGTCGGCCTCGAGCAGCTCGAAATTGAGCGGCGGGAGCCCCTTGTCCAGGAGCTTGATGTCCACGTAAAAATTGATCAGGTACTCGCCGTCGGACCACAGATGCCGCAGGCCCAGCTCCATCTTTTCGACCATGCGCACGGCCTTGGCCCACCGTTTGTAGATCCGCTCGAGCTTGCGCGCCGCCACCCGGTCCACTTCGCCGCTGTCCTTCGTGATGGTGAACTGCGGCCGGATGCCGGTGTAGACGACGTTGTCGCAGATTTTTTCGAGGGCCCCGGAGACGTATGGGGAGTTTTTGACCAGATCACGGGCGCGATAGACGACCTCTTTCCACTCCAGGGCGATGGTGGCGTCTGCGGACTTGCGGTCGCCGCGCCACGCCCGGTTCGCCCCGGTCTTGCTGGCCGCCTTGTACGAGAGATACCGCTCGCGATCCGCCACGTAGGCGATGGCCGCGCGGGGGGAACGCATGGCCATGAGCCCGGCCCGCAGTCCGGTCCACGTGTTGTAGATCGTCCGCCCGATGCCCACGCTCACGACCTCCCCGGGAACACGGCGGCCGAGCGGGCGAACCCGCCGCGACGGATCATGGCGATGCGCTGCTCCAGCCGGATGATCTCGCGCTGGATCGCGTCAATATTCGCCGCCGTGTACGCGTCGCCGTCCACGGTCACCGCCTGCCCGCCGGACAGGATGCGCGCCTCGGCGTCCTGATATGTCGCCAGCCGCGCCGTGAGTTCCGAAAGTGTTGCCATCAAAAAAGCTCCAGGGTGTGATTTCCGACAAATCTACACCCTGGAGTTTTTCTAGAGCCAGCCAAACCAGCACGAACCAGTAAATTTTACTGGTTCTTAGACCGTTTTCTCCTGACTAATCAGGTGGCTAACATACGGCCTTTTTTAATTTTAGATTTTTAGACACCCCCCTCTAATCGCACCAGATACCAGATCAGGCCGCCCGCCTTGATGAAGTCGTAGCGGGCGCGCATCATGCCGCCCCACCGCTTCATGGAGATGTCCCAGTCCCGCTCGCCAGCGTCCCGCGCCCAGTGCCGGTAGTGGTCGTAGAGCACGGCGGCCTTCACCCGCTGCTGGGCACTCTGCTCGGCCCGCAGGTAGGTGTCCGCCCACAGGGCAAAGGCGGGTATCTCCCCCTCGGCGCTGGCTGTCGGCAGCGGCAGAAACGCCACCATGGAGCAGTATTTCTCAAACAGACGGTCCACGTCCGCCTCGTCCCCGCCCTGCATCTTGACCACCTCCACCGCCGTGCCCATGATCCGGGCCTTGAGCCTCGGCTTGAGCCGCGCCATGGTCCCGGCCAGGGCCGGGGTGTGGCCCTGCGCCGTGTCGCCATACCGCCCGTGCTTGCGCAGGCTCGGCAGCACAGTGGCTGTCACCCACTTGCGGAACCGCTTTGCCTCGGGCTTGCGGCTGGTGAAGATGAGCGCGTAGAGGCCAGATTCCGAGACGGCAGAAACTTGCTGTTTCCCTCCAGGGGTGTCAGCACTAATGACACCCTTCTCGTCATCATCCAACCGAGTAGTGGCTTGCCGACTGTTGCCCAGTTCCAACACCTCGCAAACGTCCTTGGCCACGAACCACGGCGCATCGTTGCGCAGCACCACTCGCACCGCATCGCCGTCGAAATCGAAGGGGATCACGCTAGCCATTGGCCGCCCCCTTGCGCTCCATGGTCCGCACCTCCATGCCGCTGCCGGTCAGGGTCAGGCTCTGCTCGCCATAGGCGGCGGTCACCGCCTCGGCCAGCATGCGCAGCTTGGCTTCGAGGTCGTTGTTCACCACGTCGAGCAGATACTTGACCGAGGCATTCTGCCCCTCGCTGAAGTCCAGCACTTCGGCCAGGCTCCAATGGGGGCACATGAGGGTGTGGATGTACGAGTCAAAGGAACTGCCGATGGCGGGCCGGTCAGGCACCAGGGAAATTTTGCGGGACATGATAGGACTCCTATAGTTTTCTACTGGCCTCCTTCGAAATGAAAGGATGCCGGGAGGTAGAACCGCTACAGGAACGGCTGGGTACTTTAGGCCGAAGCCCTGGACATATCCCCACTCCCGGCAAATTTTGGCTTTGCTCAGATGGCACAAAAAAACCGCGTCTGACGGGGTGGCGGTGTCCGCCTGTAGGAGTTTCTACGCTCCGTAAAGAACTCATGGCAGATGCGCGGATGGTTGTCAATAGTTCGTAAAAAGCGTAACGCAACATCATATCGAACCCCGAAGCGAGGTGCGCCATGAAGCTCGAAACCCTGACCTTGTACGTTGCCAGCAGCTCCGGTAAGGACGGCTACGCCGTCACCTTTGACCTCGACTACCCCAGAGATGGGCTTATCGTGGAGTGCGACTGCCCGGCAGGCAGAAACAACACCCCATGCAAACACCGCAACGAATTGATCAAGGGAGACCGCTCCATCTACAACCCGCAGATGTATTACGATGACGGATTCCCCGACGACGAATGGGAGATGCTCCGCGAAATCGTCAAGCGCTATGGGCTGGACACGATGGTCAACGACTATGAAAAGACAATGGGACAGCTGACACAGCACAAGAAAGAGATCGACGCGCAAATCCGCTCCGAGAAAAAAGCCCTTGCACGCAAGTTCTCGGAAGGTGTCAAGCGCGTGTAGCCACTCACTCACGCCTTCACCTCCCGTTGAACGCTTTTGAGGCTCACGCCAGTGCACGACATGACACAGCCCGCGTTTTTGCACTGGTGGTAGCGGATCTTGAGATCGCCGGACCGCCTCGGCGAACTGACAACCGGGCAGCGCCTGCCGCACATCGGGCATCGCGCGCCGTCCTTGGCCGAGTAGTCCACCCCCTCGCGCGCCATGGACACCGCCGCCTTGATAGCCTCCGCTTTCGTCACATCTCCCTCCCTGTGTACGGGTTGATCTTCCGGCCGCCTGCCGTGGCCGGCTGCGCTGTCGGCTCCGGCTTGACGGCCTGGGCCCGCGCCACCAGCGTCTTGAGGCTCGGCCCCCACTGCCAGTGGGTCATGGCCAGATGGCCGATAAAGCAGTCCAGCCAATGGTTGGCGCGCTTGCGCTTCCAGACGTATGAGCCCTTTTCGAGCACCTTTTTCTCCGAGCAGACCTGATAAAAATACTCCTCCGGCGTCTTGGCGTGGAAATGCACCGGCTCAAGCGGCGTGCCGTCCGGCCGCGCCTCGTCCGAGAGCCGCCAGAACAGCAGGTCCTTGAAGGCGTCCGTGTCGATGAAATAGAGCCGCAGCCCCCGCTTGAGCGCCCGCCCGTTGGGGAGCTTTTGCAGCATCTTGAACTTGACGTGGATGCCGGGGTCCTTGCGGCTCATGCCCTTGGTGCCGAAAACCACGCCCGGACGCTGCTTGAGCAGCCACTTGTATGCCTGCATCGTCCGCGTCTCGTCCTCCCACTGGTTCTTGCCGCCGCCCGTGTCGAGCGCCGCGCGCCAGATGCCGAGGAACTGATCGCTCGTGCCCTCGCGCCGGAACCGCGAGCCGTAGATGATTTCGGAAAGCTCCTGGAACGTCCCCACCCGGCCCTGGTCGATGATCCACTCCTCGGCCCGGTCCTCCTCGCCAGCGGGGTCCACCCAGTGCGCGCAGGTGGAGTGATAAAAATGGTCCTTTTGCATGTCGATGGAGAACGTGATCGCCTGCGCCCTGTCCGGCACGACCATGGGCGGCAGCTCCGGCACCATCAGCTGCTTGAGCCGCTCCTCGCTCGACTCGGACGCCACCACGTCGGCGGGCTGCGCCGCGTGGCTGTTCCACCAGCTCTTGAGCCTGTCCGGCTTGCCCTGGGCCGCGAACCAGTCAGCCATGACCGACGACAGCGACACCCAGCGCGAGTACCAGCTGGGCAGATGCACCCCCACCTGGCGCGGCCTGTCCATCTCGCGGTCAGGCATCAGCCGCCCGTTGCGCACGGCCCGGTCGCGGATCTGGTCGGTCCACTGCCACTGGCACTGGGCGCACTCGTAATAGGCCGCCTTGGTCTGCCTGATCACTGCCGGGTCGCGCAGCCCGTCTGCCACCTTGATCGACTCGAACTGCATCTGCTGATACGTGCCGCAGGCAGGACACCGCGCCTCGTAGTGATAGATCACGTCCGCCTGCTGCACCTGGCTCCAGATGTAGCTCTCGCCGGAGAACCCGATCGGCTTGCCGGTCCACAATATCTTGTACAGGTGATCATAGGAGCGGAACCGCTCGCGGAAGTCGGCCGCCGCGCCCTCGGGGAACATGTCCGGCTCGTCGCCCAGCCCGTCCAGAGCGGAGAGCGAGGCGCGCTTTGACTCGGACCCCATCCACCGGCCGGTGTAGCTCGTGCCGTTCGTCAGGCCTATCTCGGCCTTGACCACGGCGTTGCGATCGCTGCCGACGTAGCGCCGCAATTTTGGGCTATCGAGGAAAAACGGGATGAGCTTTTTGGCGAACCAGTCCTTTGTCAGGTCCTCGTCCGGCAGGGCCACCTGGCGTGGCCCCGGCCGCTCGATGCCGCGACGGGCCAGGAACCCCTGGCCGAAAAGCGTCTTGCCGATCTGCGGCCCGGCGCACAAAAACATCTCGCGCACCCACGGCTGGAGCAGCACGTCCCACAACGGGGGGAAATACGGCGTGAGCTTCGGGTCATATGCCGTGCCCTTCATCGGACCCTCGGGCACTATCACCCGCTCGGCCATCCACTCGCCAGTCGGTTGGTCCGTGGCCACTGAGGTCATCACCTCGCACTCGCCCGGGGTGAACTCAAGCCTCAGCATCGTCAGCCTCCTCGTCATCCTCGACCACTGCCAGCGGAGCCAGGTCAACCACCTGCACCCGCTCCCTGGCAAAGGACTCCAACCACTGCTGCTTCCGGGCGAGATATATCTCTGAAATCTCCGGCACCAGCCGCTCCAGCCACGAGGACAGCTCGCGGACCTTTTCCCGGTCGCCGCCCACCATGTCTATGATCCGCTCCGCGCGGTCCAGCCGCTTGCCCAGGAGCACGTCCACCACGGCCTCGGCCTGCTGCACCGCAAACCCGTCGAGCTGGAGCGAGAAAAACGCCATGCGCGCGGCCAGGTCCTGATGGTATGCGGCCACGTCGATGACTCCCCCCTCCTCGCGGATCCGCTTGATCCGCTCGCGCCGGTACTTCTCCTGGCTCAGTTTGAACTCGATCTCGGCCTTGCGCTCGGCCCGATCCTTTTCCTCCTGCGTCACGGTCTTGCCGGACCCGGCACGCTTGAGGCTGGCATTGGCATAGGTCAGCACGGCCTTTTCCTCGAAAACACCGTCCTTTGTCCGGCTGAAAAGCCCCTGGGAATGATGCCGGTTGACCGTGGACCTGCTTGCGATAAACCCCTCGGCCTCGAGGAACTCCCGCACCGCCGTCACCGTGTCGAACGTCTTTTGCGGCTTAGCCACGATTCGCCTCCATCGGTTCGCCAATTTCCCTGAGCTTTGATACCCACACCTCTTCGGACACGCCGTACCCGAAGACGTCGACCACCCACACCTTTCGCCCGTCACGCAATGTCCGCTGCCTCGGCTCTCCCTTGCATATCACCATCCCCATCTCCATCTTGCCGCCGATCTTGACGCTCATGGAGTACCGCGCGCCCCTGACTATTCCTGTCCTGTCAGGAATTTTCAGACATGGAGCGCCCAGCGCCGCTTCAATCTCCTCGCCCGTCAGTTCAACCACGTCCACACTCATTTCCACGCCTCCGTCGGTTTCAGAAAATTCCTGGCCGTCACCACCTCGGCCCCAATCGCAGCCAGCCACTCCTGCACCACCGGCCGCTGGCAGAGCAGCCCAACCCTGTCAGAAACCTCGACCGGCCCCCGGCAGCCAAGCACAGCCCCCCCCTCTCCGAGCATGATCTCCATCCGGTTTGTGGCCAGGATGAGCCGCAGCTCCTCGACTGACTGCGGCAGCTGCACCGTTGCGGCCGATTTTTTCGGCGCGCTGACAACATTGCCCTTGGGCGGCGGAGCCGAGACCCGGACCGAGGGCGACACCTGCGACTCTATCCACGCCCGCAGTCCGTCCAGTCCGATCCGTTCCACCAGCTCACCGGCATCCTTGCCCACAGGCATGGGCGTGCGGCGGCACTGGGGGAAGCGCACGCCCCACCAGTGGCGAAACTTGTTGCCGTACTGCTCTCCCTTGCCTTGCGGCTCGAAATCAAGGGCGTTGAGGATATCCGTGGCCGCTCCAAGATGCACCGCCGCCTCGCGGTCCGGGTATGCCGTCAGCGTGCCCATGGAGCACATGCCCACCCCGGGCACGCCCGCCGCGACCACGGCCAGCCCGTCCAGGCCAGCCTCCTGCACCACATAGACCCGGTCCCCCGGCGTGATCATGCACGCCTTTTGATTCGACCCTGCGATCAGGATGTACTTCTTACCCCCCGGACCCACGTCCTGGTTTGGACGGCGTATCCGCACGGCCACCAGCTCGCCGTCCCGATAATTTGGAATCACAAGGCCCCGCGGAATCCAAATAGACTTGGGCCTGCCGTTGGCGTTGTCGACCCTGGGCAACCCCCATCCCTCGCGGTTGCGATAGGCGCACGGCGTGCCGCTACGCTGCGGCTCTCCGGCAAACCACCCCAGCCGAAAATCACGCGCCACCCGTTCCGGCACGCCGCGCCGGTTGAGCCATTCGAGCAGGTGCCCGTTGCGCCCAAGGGCCGAGGCGCTCTCGTCCACCAGTTTTTGCGCGTGCTCGCGCCACTGCGCGTTCGGCAGCTCGATAGGCAGCAACTCATCAAGCTCTCTCCCGATCCGCTGCGGCCGTGGCCCGGCCTTCCGTGCGACATGGGTTCGGGGCACGCCCTGCGCCTCCCCCTCGACGCCGAGAAACTCAAAAATTTTCGTCCAATCCCACCCTTCAACATCAAGCAGCCACTGCACATAGTCGCCAGACAGGCCGCACTGCCGACACCAGTACCTTCCAGACACTCCGGCCTTGATCGCCAGATCGCCAGACGGCTGCTGGTCGGGGAACACGCAAAACCGATCCTTGCCCCCACACGCCGGGCACGGTCCATGGTATTCACCATGGCCTCCGAAGGGCGTTTCAAATCCCCGGCCGCAACGCGACCGCGCCATCTCGACCAGCGCTACAGGCATCGCCGCCCCCTTTTTCCGCAATGGTCCGTATGGTCCCAACAGGTCCGGCCAATGGTCCGGCCAGGAAAGCAAGGCGTGGCAACGTCTTCGTGATTCAAGGGATGATAGGGACCAAATTCTTTTTTCATCTTATTGCTACCTTTTGATTCAAGATATTTTTGTATAGGGGATTACCCTCCCTAAGCTCCCATGCACCTATACGTTTCCTTGATTTTCAAGGGTTTGAGAGCCGGACCATTGCCCGGACCATTGCAGGACGATGCGGACCTTTGCGCTACTCCTCGGGGTTGAACCCGTCTAAATGCTGCTCCTTGAGGGCCAGGCCCTGATAGTGGACCGTGCCGGACTTGATTTTCTCGAATCCCTTGTCCGTCATCCATCCGCCAAACTTTTTCTGCGACGGAACGAATTTGCCGACCCGCTTGTGGTGCCACTCCTCGAAAACGCCATAGAGCTTCGAGCTGCCGACCCGCAGCGAGTCGTCCAGCTCGCAGCACTCGAACAAAAACTCGCCCAGGGTGTCCTCGCCCTCGCGGTACTTGTCCGTGGCCTCTGTCACGATGGCAGGCGGGCACAGCCCGTATTGCCGCCAGGCGAGATGCCCATCGACAAGCCAGGTCAGTATGCCAGGCAGACACCCGGCCAGCTTGGCATCCATGTCGTGGTCTATGGGCCGTTCCCATGGCTGGGTCGGCTCCCCATGCACAAACGAGATCCGGTGCGGAATAGCCAGAACGCGCTTCCAAAAGGCGTAGTCCGTGGCCGGCGCACTGGGCAGGTTGTTGGTCAGCAAAAACATCAGGTGCGTGGGGTCGAACGTGGTCTGGTACTTGTCGTTCGGGTGACGCCCGGTCAGCGGATCGCCACCGGTCAGCCACTTGACCCGCTCGATGGAGAACTTGCGCCCCTCGGCCGTCTCCGAGGCCCAGGCCAGCCGCAACCCCTTGAGGGACATGATGCTGGGCGTGGGCGAGTCGGCCGACCGGCTCACCCCCTGGTCCAGCAACAACTCCGAGGGCAGCCCTCCGGCCAGCGGGCCGAGCACCTTGTGCAGGGTGTTGAGCAGGGTCGATTTGCCGTTGCGGCCGCGCCCGGTCAGAATTGGGAGGATATGATGCGGCGTTGACCCGAGAAGCGCGTACCCGCACAGCCGTTGGATGAAATTGATCAGCTCGTGCTCGACTTCCCCTGTTTCGGGGTTGGTGTAGATGGACTCGAGACAAGCGACCCAAGGAGCGCAGTCAGCGTCCCGCCCCCCCCACGCCACAGGCGCAGAGCGAACCATCCAATCCTCCGGACGGCCTTCGCGGTGGTTGCCTGTCTCCAGGTCGATCACCCCGTTTGCCACCGGCAGCAGGAGCGGCTTGTTGTCCAGCCAGCTCGACTCGCAGTTGAGCGGGAAGCCCCTGACCGAGCGTGCCTTGGTGATGACGGAGGCCTCGCGGTTCGGTGTCCGCAAGGTCCTGATACGATCGTTGACCACCTTGGTTCGCCCGGACAAGGTCCGCTTGAGGCCCTCGATGTCCTGTTGCATCAGGTTCTTGTCAGCGTCCGTCTCGCATTTTTCGAGCTGAGCCTCCAGGGCGGCGATCCGCTCACGGAACACGCCCACCGTATTGACCTGGTGCGCGTGCCAATAGGCCTGACACACGTCCTCAACCCGGGCGTGGGCATGTACCGCCGCCTCGTCCATGGCCCAGTGATGGCCGGTGAACCGGAGCGTCTCCGGTGTTTTCCGGTCCCCGCCGGTGGTGATGTTGATGGCCAGCCGTCCTGTGTTCATGGCCGCGTAGAGTTCCGCGTCCCCCGTCACATTCCGGCCCATGCACTGCTGGATCCATACCGGGTCTAGGTCGGACCAAGGCGGCGGAGCGTCCTCATCCATCTGGATATCAGGCTCGCCATCCGAATCCGGGACAGGCGACAACTGTTCCTCAAGAGCGGCCCGCAGTCTGGTCAACGTCCCGAGGGTTTCCGCGTTGTACTCGGCTCCGGCCGGGACATAGACGTCCCACCGGCCGTCCTCGTCCTGCCGCAGCGCATACCCTTCCGGCAGGTCGAGCACCGGATCCGCTTTCTTCTTCTGAGATTCAGCCACGCGCCCACCTCACTTTTCCATCGCCGTAAAAACCAATCAGCTCCAGCGCAACGCCATTGCCAGACACAACGCCCCACGCAAGCGCAAATCCATTTTTCCCATTTTCCCACCCAACAAAAAAACCACACACGACCAAGACCTGCGTAGCAAGCCGCCCGCATTTGAGGATGCCCAGGAAGGACCCGTGCGTCCGGCTGCCACCTTTGGACGATTGGCATGATTTATTTAAGTGAGGGGGAGAGGGGGCGCGAGATAACCCCGCCTGCGCTGAAGAAAGAGCAGCGGAAGCGACCGTCCCGGTCGCATTGTCAAACGATGCTGACCAAGCGCAATGGGCGCACCCCGTCGATACGAGCGTATAAATAGGGTATAAAAAAAGAAGAGGACTCACGCATCTTTTGTGCGTAAGTCCTTGATCTTCTTGGTGGGCTATGCAGGATTCGAACCTGCGACCTCTTGCTCCGGAGGCAAGCACTCTATCCATCTGAGCTAATAGCCCACGGGAACGAAGTAGCTATACCCCGTCCCGATCTTTGTCAAGGTTACACTGCCGGAGTCGAAAGGGAAACAGCAATCGGGCCCGCCCGGTCCGCCTTCGGCCCCAACTCCATTTCCACTTGCAAACAACTCTAAAAAAAGTCTATATAACCATAAATCATTGCAGCGCTCCTGCGGGCGTTGCCATGCAATTCACGGCGCAGTTCTTTGCCGTGCGGGGATTTGATGGACAAAAAACGAATCATTCTGGCAGTTACCGGAGCAAGCGGAACCATCTACGCCGCGACCCTGGCCGCAGCCCTCAAGGGCCGGGACGACGTGGAGCTGCACCTCATCATCTCCGACGCCGCGCGGCTGGTCATGACCCAGGAAACGGACTTCGCGCCCGAGGCCCTGACCGAAGGCGCCTTTGCCGTCCACGACCCGGGCAATATCGCGGCCCCGCCGGCCAGCGGCTCCTGGCGACATCACGGCATGATCATCTGCCCCTGCTCCATGGCCACCCTCTCGGCCGTGGCCAACGGCTACGGCCATTCACTCATCCACCGGGCCGCGGATGTCGCCCTCAAGGAACGCGCCGGGCTCATTCTCGTCACCCGCGAGACTCCTCTTTCCTCCATCCATTTGCAGAACATGCTCGCGGCCGACAGGGCCGGAGCCGTCATAATGCCGGCGTGTCCGGGCTTCTACCATCGCCCGGAGACCATCGGGGACCTGGCTTCCCATCTTGCCGGAAGGATTCTCGACCAGCTGGACATTCCTCATGGGCTGCACGCCCGGTGGGGAGACTGAGACTACGAGGAATAAACCGAGGCGACAGACAACGGCGAAGAACGGGCGCAACCCTGCCGCGCGATGAAAACCCGGGCCGCAACGACAGCCACCAGGAGGGGAAGATGGAAATCACTTGGTTCGGCCATTCGAATTTCAGGATAAAAACAGGCGATACGACGGTGCTCATCGACCCGTTTTTCGTGGGCAACCCGACCTCGCCCACGACTCACAAGGAGATCGACGCGTGCGATCTCATCCTCGTGACCCACGACCACAACGACCACATCGGCCAGACTCTGGAGCTTGCGGCCAAGCACGATGCCGAGGTCGTGGCCATCTTCGACATCATCCAGAACCTCATCAGCCTGGGCCTGCCCGCGCACCTGGGAGTGGGCATGAACATAGGCGGGACCGTCAACCGCCTCGGCTTCTCGATCACGATGGTCCAGGCCATGCACTCGTCCCTCCACGGCGCCGCGGCCGGATTCATCATCACCCTGCCCGACGGGACATGCATCTACGATTCCGGCGACACCGGCCTCTTCGGCGACATGGCGCTCTTCGGCAAGCTCCACGACATCGACGTGGCCATACTGCCCATCGGCGGCAGGTTCACCATGGACGCGAAACAGGCCGCCTACGCATGCTCCCTGCTCAAATGCGGCAAGGTGATTCCGCAACACTGGGGCACATGGCCCATCCTCGACCAGAACACTTCAGCCCTGGCGGAGCACCTCATGCTCCTCTCGCCGGAGACCGCGCTGGTCGAACTCCCCATCGGAGAACCGACGACGATCTGATGCAAACCGGCCCCCACAGGTCGACAACCGCTGCATCCGTCACTGCGACGGCCCCCCGCAGCCGCTACCTGGACGGCTTGAGATTCTGCAACGCCGCGTGAATCAACTCCGCCTTCTTTCTGCCTATGCCCGGAAGGGACCTGATCTCCTGCGGGTCCGCCTTGATCATCGCATTGAGCGACTCGAAACGATCCCACAGAATACGCGCCGTCTTCGGCCCGATGCCCGGCAGGGAGGTCAGCTCGCTGCGCAGGACCGTCTTCTTGCGCGCCGTCCGCTGTCTGCCGAGCACGAACCGGTGGGCGGCGTCACGCACCTTTTGGAGAAAGAGCAGTTCGACGCTGCCGGGCTTGAGCGGCATGGGGTTCTTGCGGCCAGGCCTGAAGACGAGGTCCTCCAGCTCTCCCGCCCTGCGCGACGGGCCCTTGGCAATGGCGGCCAGCTCCCAGGTCTCGCCACTGCCCTCCAGCCCCTTCTCCACCGCCGCGAGCTGTCCCCGGCCGCCGTCGATGAGCACCAGATCGGGCCAGGGCGGGCCAGACTCCACGCGCCGCCGGGCCCAGGCAGCCAGGGCCGCATAATCGTCCCCTGTGCCCTCCAGCTCTGGAAAGGAGTAGAGCCGGGATGATTCCCTGTTTCGCACCCCTTCCTCAAAGACCACCTGCCCCACGCGCATGCCGCTGCCGCCCAGGTGAGAGGCGTCCACACATTCGATACGCCCCGGTTCGCTCGAAAGATTCAGCGCGCGGGCCAGCCGGCTCGTGATCGTATCCCTGCGCTCCCGTACCTGCCGGGCCACACTGCGGGCGATCTCCAGAAGCTTCTTCTCCTGCGTTCCATGCGCCACGGTTACGCGCACGGCCCCGGCACGACGCTCGGTCAACACCTCGGACACAAGGTCGTTCTCCACCTCATAAGGGGCGATGATGACGGACGGAATGAAACGCCCTGCCCCGTAGAACTGAAGCAGAAAACTCTCCACGACCTCCGGCCCCTCGTCCAGGGTCAGCCCGGGCCAGAAAAACTGCTCCTCGTCCAACAGCCGCCCCTGGCGGATGAAGAGCAGCCCGAGTCCCAACCCCTCCCCGGTCTCGGCAAGGCCAAGCACATCTCTGTCGCGAGTGTCCTGGCAAACGGCCACCTGCCCTTCCACCGTGGCCCGCACGGCCTTGATCTGATCCCGATACCGTGCCGCCCTTTCATACTCCAGGGCCTGGGCGGCGGCGTTCATCCGCCGCTCCAGGGTCGCCAGCAGCTCGCCGGATTTGCCGGACAGGAGCATCTCCACCCGCCGAACCATATCCATATACATGGCCCGGTCCACATCGAGGACGCACGGGGCGTAGCACTGATGAATATGATGGTACAGGCAGGGACGGATACGGTTTTTGAAGGACTTGTCCGAACATTTGCGAAGAGGAAAAACCTTGCCCAGCAGCTTCCAGGTGGTACGCGCGGCCGCGGCGGACGTGAACGGACCGAAATACACGGACCCGTCGCGAACCACCTTGCGCGTGACGGAGAGCCGGGGATACTCGGATTTGCGGTCGAGCCGGAAGAGAACGTACTGCTTGTCGTCCTTGAGCACCACGTTGTAGCGGGGCCGGTGCTTCTTGATCAGCCCGGATTCCAGAAGCAGCGCCTCTTTTTCCGTGCCGGTCAGCAGAACATCCACCGAGCGCACCTGTCC